AGAGCAATCCTTAGTTTTGATTCCGCAAATAGCTTATGGATTGATGGTACCCTAGATATGGGTACGTATTAACCTTTATATAAAGAAAGAAACATATGTCACAAAAACTTCCCTATCAGCACAAGCGCAGTTCAGTAGCTGGTAAAGTACCTCTAGCCGCAGATATTCAAACAGGCGAAATTGCCTTGAATATGACAGACAAGAAACTATTCACCAAAGACGGTAGCAATGCTATCATTACGCTTAGTGAGCCGTTCTTCAAATATACACGAGAGTTTCACGTAGATCCAGTCAACGGTAGCGATACCAACAACGGCGGTGAATTCAAACCATTCTTAACTATCGCGGCTGCTCTAACTGCGGCTGGTAATATCGGTAGTTCTGTTATCCTACATCCAGGCACCTATACTGAAGATGTTACCTTCACTAACCTCAACGTAGATGTTATCGCTAGAACTGGTGGTGGTGGTATCGTCAACTGCTCGGGCACATGGACTATCAATCACGCTAGTGGCAGTGCTCGTTTTAGTGGCATCTCATTCACTGGCTTGATGACTATCTCTACTAGTGGTAGCGTCTACATTCGTGGTGGTTTAGCAACTGGTGGTATCAACAAAACAGGCAGTGGCTATGTTTACTTAGAAGGTGTAGATACACAAGGTGCTAACCTAATCAACGCTACTGGCAGTGGCACCGTATCTTTCATGGGCGGCTTACAGGGCGCTATTGTTGCTAATAATGCTTCGGCTGTTGTTTCTATCCAAGGCAGTTCATCATGTATCGTACCAACTAACACTCTTGGTACAATGGTTGTTATTGATACTAACATCTACTCAGTAACTGCTAACAGTAATGCTATATCGGCTGCCGCTGGTTCGGCTACATATCTATACAACAGTAGAGTTATCTCTTCTGCTGGCGTAACTGGTCGTGTATCATTCCCAACAGGTGCTTTCTACTCCGTCAACAATACTGTTATTGATCGTGCTAATAGTACTCTAACTGGCACTAACTTAGGCACTGTTAGTCAATCAGATGCCATACAAGTAGGCGCACTTACTGCTACTGGCCTGGTTACACTAGGTAACGTAGCAAACGTAAAGATTTCTGGTGGTAGTAATGGTCAGTTCTTACAAACTAACGGTAACGGTAACTTAGTATGGGCTAACGGCGGTAGTGGTGGTACTGGTACCGCTATTGTTAACGGTAACAGTAATGTCTCTATTGATACTGCTAACGGTAACATCACTATGTCGGTTGCTAACGTAGCCAACGTAGTAACGGTTAGTAATGCTAACGTGCGTGTAAGTGGTACTATGATTGCTAATAGTGATGTTGGTGTGCCGTTCTCGGCATTCCGCTATGCTAACTCACCTCAACGTTCTATGTATAATACCGGCGGAGCCCGTGGCACTAAGGCTGCCCCGTTACCATTACAAGTCAATGACTTTATTGGTGGTTTCACATTTCAAACATATATTGGTAACTCAATTGGTAATGTCATGGGCCCTGTTACATCAGACGGCATTACCGGTTGGGCTAATAGTTCATTTGCGCCTACGGTCAATGGTATTCTATTAGGATTACCACCAACTGCTAATGATCTACCAAACGCAGGTATTCAATTCACTGCTACTAATTCTGATGGTACATCTCGCACAATGCGTCATGACCATACTGGTAACATCTCCTTATATTTGGGCACAGGCGGTGGTATTGGATACTCCGCAACCTACGGCGCAACAACTACTTCTAACATTCAGTTTACCGCCTCTAACATCGCACTATCTACTGGCAACGTAGCAAACATCATGGTAGTTCGTGGTAGTAATACCGCAAACGCAAACGCTAACACCACGACAACTGTTGCTAACGTCAACATTCCTGGTATTGCTACATTCCTCAGTAATACAGTTGCTAACAGTAACTCTAATACTACAACAACTACAGCATCACTAACACTAGCAGCAAATACTCGTCTAGCATTTGCTAACGTTGCTAACGTACCAACAGCAAACTTAGCAAATGCTTACTACTCACTAGTAGTTGATAATCAGGGCGTTGTTAGCCGTGAGCCTATCGTGGCAGCACTACAACCAGTCCTAGATAATACACTTGCTACACCACCTGGAACACCAGTTCAGGATGATAGTTACATTGTAGCGGCAACTGCTACTGGCGCTTGGCTAGGTCAAGAGAACAAGATTGCTACTTGGTCTGGTAGTGCTTGGGTATTCTACTCACCTAATAACAATGATAGCACAACAGTCACTGGTGGCACTAATGCTGGTAGTGTTTATGTGTATGATAGCGCTACTACTACCTGGGTCTTGAAGACAGTTACTACACCGATTTCAGTTAGTAACTGGCAGTTGAGTGCCGCTTATACTAGTGGTAGCGTAGTCATCAACGGTAATGACTTATACCAAGCAAACGGTCCAGTAACTGCTAACACGGCATTTACTGTTGGTACTACTGGTGCTACATGGAAAACCTTGAGCCGTGGTAGTTTGACTGCTGAGTATGGTGAAGTGGTATTAGGTGGCGGTAATAATGCCGCTATTACATCTATTACTACATCGCAAGCAACTGCTAATACCGTTGTATCATTCACCCTACCATCGGCTGGTGTATGGGAAGTTCAGTCAATTGTTCGTGGTTATCAAGACCAAGCAGTTACTAACAACGGTATCAACTTTGGTATCTTTGATGCCTCTAACACTCTCGTGGCAAATAGCGAAGGTAAAGTTATATACTGGAATAGTAGTGGTTCAACATTTACTGCTAGTGGCACACAAGTATCACGTATTACAACAACTGGTGCCGGTACATATACACTAAAAGCATGGCGTGATGGCTCACAAGGCGGACCAGTTATCGTTAGTGATACAGCTGGTCGCACTAAGGTAACATGGAAGAAGATTAGCGGTTTCTTACCAGCGACTGGTGCTATGGCACAATACTCGTCTGTGTCGTTCAACCAATCAACACCACAAAACAATGATATTAAAGGAACTGTTGTATCAGGTCAAGGTATCGCTTACAATACTAGCACTGGTGTTTATACCCTAACTGGTGGTATTACCTATAAGTTTGATGCTTTCGTAACTGTTGATGGTAGCACAGGCACTGGCGATGCTTCATTCTTCTTTGTTGATGCTACTACTAATGCTACATTCGGTACAGAGATGACCACTATTGCTACTAACTATGCTAGTAGACCACTTGGTCGTAATGGTTCAACATCATTCATCTATACACCTAGTAGCAACCAAACAGTAAAACTACGCTGCTTGTATGCTGAGGCAACCTATACATACAAGGGTGCTATTACGATTACTCAGATCGGTACTACTAACACATCAGCATTTACTGGTGTAATCTCAAATGCGTGGAATATCAACAATACCTATCCAAGTGGTAGTATTGTTGCTAACGGTGGTATGTTGTTCCAAGCAAACTCACTTATTCTGGCTGGCACAGCATGGACGTTAGGCACTAGTGGTGCTACATGGTCGCCTATTGGTGCGGCACAGGCTGAGTATGGTGAGAGTATTCTCTCAGCAACAATGGCTCTTACAAGTGGGGTTACCGCAGATGTTGTCTCATTTACTCTACCGTCGGCTGGTGTATGGGAGGTAGATTACTCGGTTCGCGGTGTTGGCACTGGTGGCTCATATGTGGTTGCTCTTATAACTGATAACAGCAATACAGAGGTTGCTAATAGTCGTGTTCTAGCATCACCTGTCGGTGGTCAATCAACTGGCGATATGGTAGTCCGTATAACTACTACCGGCTCTACTACCTATAAACTACGGGCAGTTGCTGGTGGCGGTAATGCTAACGTGTTTTCGGACACTAACGGTATTACTCGTTTATCGTGGAAGAAGATCAGTGGTTTTGTGCCTGTGACCGGTCGTGTTACAAGAAGTCGTATTTTAGACCGTGTAGCCGCTACTGCCAGAGGTGGAGATACCACAGTTAATGAATGGTCTGCCACATATACATCTACTGGTGGCGCATTTGAAATCCGTGTTGATCCACAAATGTATGCTAATACTACAGGCGCTCGTGTGTATTATTTACTGCGTGATGGTGTTGTTGTTGATACTGTAAACTATTTCTTTAATAATAGTGGTGTACATACTGGTGTTACACCACTCTACTGGAATGCTACTAGTGAGACAGGCACACATACCTATGCTGTTCGTATTGGTACTGGATTGAGCGTTGATAGTAATGACCGCTGCCTAATGGTAGTTACAGAAACATTCTAAAGGTTAAAATGTTAGAAGCATTCCTAACTTTTGTAAAAGGATTTCCATCATGGTTGTTCACCGTGGTGGAAGTCCTTGTGGTAGCAGTGTTATTCTCTGCGGCGGTGTTGTTTCTGTTTGGTTTGTATATCGGCATCAGGATGATCGGTAGTCGGGCACCCCACATAAAGAAAATCACCTTTTTTCCAATACCGTCAATAGAATACTATGAGGAAGATGAGCAATGACAGAACCTATTCCGGTAACTATGAAACAAGTTCTTAAGGACTTACAAGCGTTGGCAAACGGAACACTCACCGAAAAGCCTCTATGGTTTGGTGTGGAGAGTAGAATAGTGCCTAGTGAAGAAGAACTTGCTCTACACGCTAAAATCAGTAGCATGAAAGTAGATAGTGAGACAGCGTATAAACTTGCTATGGGTGGTGCCCAGGAGTTATGGAATAAGGAAGACAAATGATAATGCCAGCTGGACGTAAGGTAATAAGGGAAGGTATCGGCTACGGTCCTTCCACTCGTCCACTGGCGACACATATTCAGGCAAAAATACAAGAAGGAATTCAGGCTCTAAATACTAGTAAACCTACATTGTTTATACGCAAGAATGGTAAGTTTGTTCGTTATACACCAAATATATTAAAAAAGAAAGAGAAATAATATGCCACTAAGCACAGGTAAATCACCAGAAGCATTCAAAAAAAATATCAAAACTGAGATGGCCGCTGGCAAGCCACAAAAGCAAGCCGTAGCTATTGCTTATTCGCAGCAAGAACGTGCTGTTGGCAAACATCACCGTGGTGAAGATAAGAAGGCAAAATAATGCCATTAGCAAAGTTTCGTGATCAAAACGGCGGCATGACCCCGGATGTTTCTCCACACAAAATGGAGAATAACCAGCATACGATGTTGTTTAACTATCGGAACTGGAAGGCTGCCGCTTCTAAAGTAGGCGGTCAAGAAGTAGAACTACAAGGAATGCCATTAAGCACGCCAAACTTAATTGATTTCTGGAATCAACAAATGGCTGCTACTAACGGTTATTTTATGACCGCTAAAGCAGGCACAGTATGTCGTACTGGTCCAGATGGCGTAGATACTAATATTTCACAAGGCGGTGGTTACACAAACGTATACACCGGTGGTGCTCTACAACCTAATACAGTGTGGACTAGTTCATCTATGTATGGCGGTCTTACATGGATCACCAACAACGAATTCATTACACCACAGTATGTAACTAATAACGATACAATTTCTCCTAGTGGTGAACTACAAGACCTACCTGGTTGGATATGGAATGCTAGTGATGATACTAATCCATATGTAGCGCAAACATGTAAAACAATACGCTCATTTGATAATCAACTATGGGCTGCCAACATCACTAAGCAACGTCAAGATGGTACTATGGAGTACTATCCTAACCTTATTTTATATAGCGACAAAGCAACTAATGTAAGTAACACCAAAGATGGTTACATACCAGATGTGTGGGAACCAAGCAGCGGTACTCAAACTCGCTCATCTAACTGGGCCGGTTATGCTACTGTTGATACCAGTGATGAGATTATTGATATGCTGCCACTGCGTGATAGCTTACTTGTATTCACACTCAATCAAACCTATATTGTACCTAAACTACAAACATACCAACAGGTCCTACAACCACAACGCTTTAGTGAAGTTCGTGGCTTACTAAGTAATGACTGCGCCACATCATTTGATGGTAAAGTCCTATTTGTTACTACTGATGATATTATCTTGACCAGTGGCAGTTCAATTGACTTTCAAAGCCTAGCAAACCAGCGTATCAAAGATACATTCTTCAACGAATACTTAACACACAATACCTCATGGCAAAAGAACGTGTTTGTTCGTTATGAACGATTCCATAATGAAGTATGGATCTGCTTTCCAAGTACTCTAAGTACAGACGGCAGTTGCGACCGAGCACTCATCTGGGACGTAGAGAGTAATGGCTGGAGCATGGTAGAACTGCCAGGTATCTATAGTATGGTGTATGCGCCAGTTATTGGTAATGGTACTTCAACTGGTAATCGTCCATGGACTGGATTCAACTACAGCTATCAACGCTTACACTTCCAGATTACTACTAAGTTGGTAGTACAAGATGTTGGTTACGCTCGTCAATGGGGCAGTACGACTTCTTATCAAACTATATTTGAGAAAGTATATGACTTAGAAGATATGAGCGGTGCTGATAAAATTAAATCACTTACCTCTATCTATCCATTCATTCAAGGCACTACAGTAGCAACTGTTCAATTGAAGTTCAGTAATATCCCATTTGCTGCCGGTGTTGACTGGAGCACTAATGATTATGAAGGTGAGTTTAATACCCTACAAGATTACAAGATTGACCCTAATCGCAATGGCCGTTATATCGCCCTACGTATTCTTACTAATGATAGCAATGAGCATAATATTACTTCGTTTGACTTTGATGTTGAGCAGTTAGGACGCCGCGGATGATTTTTACACCAGACACTGGCGACCAGGCACTTAACTTAGTACTAGAGCAACTTGTTCGGAACAAGAACATGGTTGACTTTACCGATATTGCGCCCGGTGCTGTTAGTGATAACGTCAATACTACTATTACTACGCAAGAAGTAGTACCGGCATCTGGCGTGACAAAAGTATGGGTTGCTACTGGCAGAAATACTACGGCTACAGAAGGCTGGAATGGTTGGCAATATGATCTTAGTGAACAAAGTATTCCATATTCATACACATACAACAGTCAAACAGTCACTGGCTATCGCCCTATAATAACTGATGATCAAAGTGGTTTTGGTCCACATAATATTTTTATGAGCACAATGACTGATCCAATCAAGTGTCGTGCTGGTGACGTACTTAATATTGATACTACATTTACTGGTGTAGCACACTGGTGGAGTACTAACCCAGTTGGCACTTTAGTTGGTTATGATTTCTCGTTATTCTATCGCAAGAATGAGAGTGGTCCATGGTATATCCTATTTCAAGTGTATTATGAAAACGCCGCTATTGGTTCACTAAGCATACCAACACCAACATTCTTTGCTGTACCGGCTAACCTAAGTGGACTTACATTTGAAGTACCATTAGATGCTACCTATGAGTTTGTAATGGGCGTTGATTTTTATAATGAACAGTTAGACCAAACGATTGTTAGTTATCCACGTGACGTAACTATTTACGGTAACAGTATTAAAGTACAGAGAACAAGACGATGAGAGACCTAGATCAAATAGCCCGCATACAATGGCAGCGAGACAAATACTTTCTAGCAGTAGATCGTATTAGTCCTGCCCGTTGGGAAGTACTCACCGAAGAACAACGTCAGGAAGTGCGAGATTATCGTCAAGCACTCTTAGACATCACACATCAACCAGGCTATCCCGCGACGGTGGTATGGCCAATAAAGCCCATATGGCTATAAACGATAAATATAAGAAGAGGAACAAATAATGGCATATAATCCATTTACCAGCACGGCAATAGCTGAAGCATTACAGGGTAAAAATCCATATTATCAAATAGGCATGAATACCACGTTGCCAAATCAGCAACGTGTAAGTAATGAAGCCTGGGCAAGAATGCCATCAACAGGAACACCAGAACAGCAAGTTGCTGAAATGGATGCTCTACGCAAACAAGGCATAGCACAACAAATAGCCGCAGCAGGTGGTGTTGGTGCTGATTTAGCTGGCACCGGTGCTGGTACTTTAGGTACTACTCAAAGTGGCGCTTATGCCGGGCAGAAGGCACTACAGGGTATTGCTGGCGGCATGATTGGTCCTCAGTTCAATACTGGTGTCGCTAATAACTACCAGGAATTTATGAACCCTGCTCTCTTAGGCGCAAAACAAGCCTTAGAAAATCAAGCTAATATGGCATGGAACAAGGGCGCTGCGGGTGTGGGTGGTGGTGCTGGAGGCTTTATGAGTAGCGGTCGTAATGCGGCGCTAGGACAAGCACAAGAAAATGCGGCCACTACATTAGGTAGCAATCAACAAGCTCTAGCCCTACAAGCCGCACAATTAGCAGCCGCAGCCGGTCAACAAGCTGGCATGACACAATATCAAGGCCAATTACAAGCAGGCAGTCAATTAGGCAATCAAGCATTACAAGGCGCCCAACTAACTGGCGCACTACAAAATGCTCAATTACTACCAGGTCAAACAACCGAAGCTGGTGGTGTAGCATATCAACAACAACGTCAAAATGAATTGAATGCCGCATATCAAAATCAATTGATGAGACGTGACCAGCCATTGAAAGACCTAGCAACAGTTAATCAAATTCTTGGCACAACTGGTACAGGCACACAAGCGCCTAATGTAACTCTACCTAGTGATATTATGAGTATGCTAAATGCCATGAATGGCGGTCCAAGTGGTGGTGCTACGGCAGCACAAAGATTATTGGGTGGTGCTGGTAATGCTATTGGTAATATTTTAGGTGCTGGAGCGGGCGCAATAGGCAATGCCGCTGGTAATCTATTTAATAGTGCTGGTAATGAAATTAGTAATTGGTGGAATGGTGTAGGTAACTATGCTCCTGTATCACAAGCACAAGCAGATCAAATCTGGAATGATTACCTAAACGAGATGGCCAATAGTACTAACCCAGCGGATTGGATGTGGTAAAATGCCATTAAGCGGTGAACAGTTTGATTTATTAAACAAGCAGTATGCGGCAGCCATAGATCCATATACTCAATATCAACGAGGTATTAGTGATCTAACTAACCGTATTAGTCAAGCGGCGTTAAAATTTCCCACCGCTATGAATGGTGCGGCTGGTGTTAACCAAGATAAGATTTATAATGATTCTGTTGCCCTAAGAACTCAATATTATAATGCGGCACAAGATCCAAATAATATTCGTGCTCAATTAATGAAGAATGAGGATGATTTAGCTTCAAAGTATGCTGCCAATGCTAACTACAATCCATTTACTATGGACTATAGTGGTCTTACTGGTCAATATAAAACATTAAGCGACGATTTATTATCAAAACAAAACAATATTAATGATTTTGCTACTGCGTTATCCGATGCTCAAAAAAAGCAGGTTCAATGGCAGCAAGATAATGATAGTAAACAAAGAGAACAAGCCCAACAACAATTAGGCACACTCAATACTAACTTTAATAACATCAAGGCACAAAGTGAAACTGGACTAGCAAAAGTAAATAGTACCTATGATGAGGCTATGAAAAAGCTAGAAGCTTGGAATACAGCCGCTACTAAGAAGTTTGGTGCTAATGACGATATAAAAAATCAATATCAAACTCAACTTGATAAGATTAATCAATGGAAGGCTGACAGCAGCAAAAATTTAGATTTAAGTGGTATTGAAAAGGAATATCAAGGACGAACTGAGACATTAAATAACATTATTAAAAACGGCGCTGATTGGTCATATCTTAATAAACAAGCAGAAGATCAACTAAATCAAGCATACAATGGTAATATACCAGCACAGCCTACATTTACTCCACCAGTATCACCAATTGCCGCCCCTGTAGCCGCTCCTAAACCAGTAGCACAACCTGTTGTTAATCCACAACCAGTAGCGCCAAAAACAACCGTAAATCCTGCTCCAGTAAATACAACTCAGCAAAAACAAAATGTAATGTCAATGTTAAAAGATACTGGATTCCAGCAATTTGTTAAATCAAATAAAATTCCACAACCAAAGAATGCTCAGCAATTACAAGCTCTTATTAAATACTATCAAAGTAAAAAGAAATGAAATATAGAACAGCCATTGACCGTGATTTACCAGCAATCAAACGTTTAACAGATGAGATGTTGGCGGACACTAAGTTAGGTTTAGCTACTAGCGATAAAATTTTACAATTAGTAAATAATAGTAATACTAATTTTGATTTAGCATTTGACGATGATGTTCTTGTTGGATTTATGTTAGGTGTGGTTCATGAGGCAATATTCAACCATGTAGTTCGTGCTACTGATATTGGATTGTATGTTACTCCAAGTCATCGCGGTAGTGAAGTAGGTCGTGTATTAATGGATAGATTTGAATCATGGGCAAAAAATCGCAATGTGGATCAAATATGTTTAGGCCAAACAACTGGCAATAGAATTGATATAACACGCCGTTTATATGAACGTCGTGGATACACCGTAGTAGGTGTTAACTGTATAAAGGAATTATAATATGTGCGGTGGATTTGTAGGTGATTTAATAGACGGAGTAGGCGACCTAGTTGAGGGCGTTGGTGATGCTATTGGTGATACTGTAGAAGGTATTGGCAATTTAGTAGGTGACGTATTAGATAGTGATCTTGGTAAAGTTGCCTTAGTTGGTGCTGGATTATATTTCGGTGTTCCCGCACTGGGAGAAACGCTAGGTGGTGAAGCCTTAGCAGGTGAAGCCGCAGCAGGTGCTCTTGGTGGCGAAGCAGCCGGAACAGTAGGTGCTGATATGTTAGCTGCCGCTGGAGCTACTGCTGACCCTATCGCCGCACTAAACGCAGGCATGGGTTGGACAGCCGCCGATGAAGCGTACTTAGCTAGTCTCGGCTTAGATGCTGGTGGCCTAGCAACTGCTGATGCTGCCTTAAGTGGCACAGATTTGGGTGGATGGTCACCTGCTAGTGCTGGCAGTGGCGATGCTTACTTGCCAGATGCTATTGATGCTGGCGGTGGTTGGAACCCAGCTACTGGCAGTAGTGCGTTACCTGAAGCAGGAGCTGATGCTATGGCAGCAGACAATATTGATATGGGTGGTGGCTATAACCCAGCTACTGGAGCAGGCGATGCGGCAACAGCAGAAGCAGCCGCGGCAACAGGCGTAACAAGTAGTGCGTATGATCCACACTTAGCCGGTGTTGCTACAGGCCTAGGATTACCTAATGGCGTAAGTCAAATCGCTAAAGCTCTATTGGGTGGTGGCGGGGCCGCAGCTGGCGGCTTACTAGGCGGTGCTGGAGCAGGTGGTAGTAGCGGTGGTAATAGCGGCGGTAAAGAAGTTACACCACCAAGCGCTACAGCTAATGTAATGCCTAAATTTAGTAGTGATCAAATGATTACTATACCTATTAGTACTATCGCACAACTAATGGGACCACAAGGAATGAAACAAGGAAGTAAAGCATGATAGATAATGATAACATTGATATTGGTGGTGGTTGGAACCCTGCTACAGGCATGGCTGGTCCAGCATTGGCGCCATCAGTAAATCCAGCACCAGTTCCTACACCAGACACTATGAAAGTTGATCTAAATGATTCATCCAAAGTAGATGAAGCAAGAAATCAACTAAAAGAAATTGCTACACAAGTTGCTAATGGTGATGTTAGTTCTTTGGTTAGTGGCGATATTTTAAAATATGTACCAAAAGACGTTATTCTTAAAAAATATAATTTACAAGAACAAAGATTGTTAAAGGGTGAATATCCTAAAGATCCACAAAACATTGGTAGTGCTGCAATGACTGCGGCTTTAGCTGGTAATACAATGATGAATGATGATGCTGAACAAGGTTTAGGTTTTGGTCAAATTTTAAAAAAGGCGCTAACTGGCGGTTACAGATCAAGTCCAGATAGTATTGCCGCACAAGCAGACAAAGTATGGGCCGCTGCCTTAGCAAGCGGTGCTGGTTATGAAGGTGCCGCAAAAGCATTTGTCAAAGCATATGAAACAGGCCTACAAAAAGTACAAAGCAAACAAGTTGACCTAGCATTCAAGCCTATTGAGCAAGCACAACAAATTGCTACTAATGATAAGTTATATGGTGATATTCGCACACAAACCATGAAACGCATGGGTGGCAACCTATCTAAGTATGCTGACAAGTATGGCATTACACCAGATGAAGTCAACAAAGCACAACAACTCCTACAAATGGCAATTGAAACAGAGGACTATACTGGCGTACAACAACGTGCCGCTCAACCAGATGTTGGCCTAGACAAACCATGGTTCCGTCAACTGTTGTTAAAGACACAGATGGAAATAGCACAGCGTGAGCAAGAACTTACTAAGTTAACAGGTCGCCAAGCTAATAACCACATTACTGCTGGTAATCAAATTGCTTGGTATGATAAAGATGGTAAAGTTGCGGCTATGGGTCAACGTGCTACCCTAAATGGTCAACCTGTTATTACCTTAGATGATCGTCCAAATCAACCATTAAGTCCTGATGAAATACAAAACATGAATACCAAATATGGCATGTATCAGGATGCCGCTAAAGGTATTACAGCTACAACACAACGTGAAGCTGCTAGTACATTTGGTAAGAAAGTAGCTGAAACAACTGAAAAGGCAGACGTAGCAATTACTGACTTAGCAGAAAAAGCAACTGCTAGAATAGCAGATAACGAAGGTATTCGTAGTATACTAAGTGGTGAATTAAAAACTGGCCTAATTCAAGCTGAAAGTAATCCATTAGTTCGTCAAGCATTAACTGCTATGAATGAAGGCGTCAAAGTTGGTAACTATGATATTCGTTTACCTATTGCCGAATTGAAGCGTGCTGGATTGTCACAACAAGCAATTGCTGATGCTGAACTCCTAGACAAATATATGGCCAAGAAAGTATTCGGCGCTGTTCAAAGTGCTGGATTCAAAGGCGCTCAATCTGATGCTGAGCTAAAACAAATTCGTCAAAGTGTGCCAACTACTGGTAATACAACAGATACTATCAATATGATGTTGATTTTAGACGATGCTGCCGCTAAAGTAGATCAACGAATTGCCCAAGAGTGGGATAAGTATCGTGATGCTATGCTTGATGCTGGTAGAACACCAGATTACACTAGTTGGGCACGTAAAAATAAAGACAATATTGGCAATGATATTGTCAAACAAGCAAAAGAACAACTTGATGCTTACCGAGCAAACATGAAGAAAGAACCGCCAGCAGCACCTAGTGCTCCTGGTAGTAAAACTCAAGGCGGTGGAGTATCTGGTGGTAAAACATCAAGTGGCAGACCTTTTACAATTAATGTACAATGACACCAATAGAACAACTTCAACAAGCATATCGTCGTGACTTTGGTACTGACCTACCAATGACCAGCGGCGCTCGTACTACTGAACAACAAGCACGACTATATGCCAATCGTGCTAACAATAAGTATCCTGTGGCAGCGCCTGGTACCAGTAAACATGAAAGTGCTAACGCTATTGATTCATCACAGGTAGATCCTCAATGGATGGCTAAACAAGGATGGACTCGTCCTCATGAAAATGATCCTGTTCATTGGGAACCTAAAGGAGGATATCAACAAGTGTCCGATACTAAAAAATCACAAAAATATGTAATCAATATTCAAGGTTATCCATCAGTTACATTTGAAGGTACCGAACCACCAACGCAGCAAGATATTGATGATGCCGAAGCATACCTAAAAGAACAATTCCCAGAAGGTTGGAATAAAGGTGATGGTGAAGGCGCGCAATCATGGAAACCAAAAGGTGATGCTAAAGGACCAATAGGTAAAGCATTAGGATTTGCCAAAGAACAAGGCAATGAATTTAAACAATTGACGCCACTTGAAAAAGCAGGCACAGTTGCTGCTGGCGCTGCTGGCGCTCATGCTGTTGGTAAAGTTGGTAGTGCTGTAGTTGATGCCGCTAAAGGATTTGCTAATGGGCCAAAAGATTTCTATCAAACCACAACACCATCAGGTAGACCAAGTGCTACTACTGTGAATCCAAGCAAAGCTGGTAGATTTGGTGAAGCAATCGCACCTACAATATTAAAAAATGGTAGACCAGCAATCAATAGTCTTGGTGGTTTAGCCGGTGGTGTTTTATTGGGTGGATTAAATGGAGCTGAAGCTATTAATGCTTGGAAGAATGATGATTATGCCCGCGCTGCTGGTTATGGACTTGGAGCATTAGGCAGTGCTGCTGCTATGGCACCACATCCACTAGCTCGTGTAGTGGGTGGCGCTGCCAGTATACTAGGCCCAATGGCAGGCGAATATTTTGGTAAGTAATTATCGGCTAGATTTTAGCATCCATTGATGCTTTTTGTGAGCAATTAAGCGATCTTGAGCGTAGTTAGATAAACCACACTCACCTTCCTCTTCAGCAGTTTCATACAACACTTCAAGGCAATCAATCATTGCCTTGTTTGCTGTAATCAACTCACTAATCATCTCATCACCCATACTGCCACTCACTACTGACTCTTTCACCACTTGTTTGATACTAGGTGGCATAAACCCATCAATAGTACGTAAGAACTCCGCATAGGTATCAATCTGTTCCTGTAGATCCGTGTAGATACGCTCAAATAACAGATGATCCTGATAGAAGTTGGTACCTACCACATTGACATGCGCCGCATGTGCCATATAGTATAGGTTAAAGTTAGTAGAGAATGCTACTGATAGGACTGTTTTTAATTTCATTTTACATCTTTCATAATAGGTGGAATGTGACTAATGGTACGGCGCTTTTTAATAACAACTTTGGGTTTAACCGGTTTAACCACACGTGGTTTACGTTGTTTAACAACAGGTTTAGGAAAGTTCTCCCGTAGTTTTGCTGACTTAACCTTATTGTATTTAGTGAGTTGTAAATCCCAGCATGCCTGGTCATAAAACTCATTCATCTCTTGGATAATTTGTTGTTGTGATTTACCGCTCCGTGAGAGCAAGTATTGTTGTATCATATGGCTGCTAAACGAGTATGTCATGTTATCTCCTTGTATTATTATTTAGTATCCACAAAAAGAGATAAATAAATGTAGACAAACAAAAGCGTATCATTTAGGCATTTCTGTATCGTTTGTCCGAGCGACACCTCATTAAACTGTTGTCCGATTTAAATACCACTGGTATTTGTTGATTGACTATATTTAATCCATTTCCAAAGTTATTCTGCTATACGGTAGATAAATATAGGTCCATTATGACACAAAACTGATTAGAAAATACCCCACTTTTCCTATGATGATTGAGCCAGTGGGGTATTTTTTTGCCCAGCCGATGGCGAATTAGTTTCTAAATTTCCGGTTAGGTTCATGCGAGACTAAATACAATGCTGATCCTAGCGCTCAGTACTTTTAATATCTCCTATCGGGGCCTGATATTCCCCATTAAAATGGATCCCTTAAAAAAGGATCCATTTTTCTTTCCTACACATAAACACAAAAAAGGCCCATATTAGGGCCTTTTGTTATTTGTTCTTTTTATTATAGCGACGGAGCCATTCTTTGTCTAACATCTTACTGAGAGGTAAGTCGGGATTGATATTCTGTACTGCCCAATCTAAGTAGTCTTGAGGTACTGCTCTAACTGAATATCCCTTGTATTTGCCATAAGGCATTACTTCATCTGCTACTGCGTCATATTTGTGTTTTTTCCACTGAATACGAGCCATTCGTGTATCATCTCTGTGTTCTGCGTCTCGGTATCTACGCACATTGTCCCAGTTCATTTTTGCCATTTGTTATATCTCCTATTGATACAACTACTTAGTATTCATTGGCGCCACCTAAACTTTTTTATTACCACTTATTCATCCATTCAGTGTCTTATCGCTTCGCTCACAGACACACTCACTCACTGCCGTTCGCTCGTATTTTTTATCTGTTCCTGTCAAAACACTTAACTTATCTACTCACTTACCAGAGACACCATACCCCCTATTCCTAGGGGGATATGGAACTTTTGTTCTTACCGTCGTCGGCATACCAAGCTAATGACTAATAGTTTCCGTGTTGGGCTCGCTCCATACCAATTGCTCAGCGATTTTTAAAGATAATCTGTCAGGGGTTTTGTTATCTATAACGGAATGGTCACGGATTGCCCGTGCCTATTAGATTTATGAGAATGTTTGTCTCTTACCATTACGACATAAGAAAGATGCTTTCTCTCTGCTTTAGCGGGAGCGCTCTTTGAGGCATCCATGTTCCCATGGGTAGTCTTATGAAGTGGACTCTGTTCTTAGTCTTCTACCGCCACAATCCCAGTACTGGGCATATCAAGAGCGGAATGTCGGCATACTTCGGAGCGATGCTAACTCATTAAACAGTTAAAGTATTCAGTAGTTCAACAGTTTTAAGTAATACGCCCTTTGAAGAGGGGTGGAAAGGGTGTCTTCAATCACCCTTTCCTGTCTTACTGATTTAACTGTCTAACATCGTCAATATTGCTATCAACAATGTATTTATCAATTATAAACAGAATCCACCTTTTGTCAAGCGTTTTTTTGAGGTTTTGGATAAATAATATTACAACAATCAGCAGGAGGACTCCATGTTACCAAACCAAACTCAACTAAACACAATAGAAGAATATTTTTGTTCTGTCTTAGAACGCTACGCAACAATGGAACGGAACGGCGTAGACACCGTCGGCCTACATAGATTAATCAAAATGCTAGAACACTATCAGGAACACGGCACTATCACACCAGGTGAATTCCAATACCTATTTGACAGAACTCACCCACTCGGTAAGTTCAAGCAATATAATATCAAAGGCCGGCAATACGGACTAATGCTCCAATGCCCTGTGGAGCTATTAGCAACATTCGCAGTAGATTGGAGGATCCCATCCAATCCGCTTCGTAAAGACCTAACACTCAAATTCCCACAATTCCCCGACTGGTACAATAACTCATCACACCGGTCTGGGCCTCAACAACCCAAATTGGTGTTGGATTTATTCAAATGAGAACAGTTCGTTTTTAAATGGCATATGTCGGCCAATGGCACTATGGAATACCACATTTAATCTATCAATCCATGCCTTACGACTATGCTTAGCCATCGTAGCCAGTGATATAGCCTCTCTATCACTTCTACTCATGCTATTTAAATCCCTAATAACACCCACTAATTCAGTTACTGGTGTGCTCTTCTTTAGCTTTATAATATGATTGCTATCGGCAGCAATACTTTCACTAGCATGTCGGCCACTGCCATCACATAACAATATCGTAGGTACACCATTACTGAGTGCCTCAAGTGCCGTAATACCCCAGCTTTCCAGTGCCCACGTACTAACAAAACTACCACACTCCGATAACATACGCATATTATCCTGGTGAACCCCACCCCACGTGGTAGTTGCTCTATCACTCCACGCGCTATTACGCCTAATATACTCAGGGATAGCGGTACTCTTGTAAGTATCCTGACGGCTAGTCATAACCAGTGTAGTAAGGTCAGTATTCTTAAACTTGCGGTGGACCCAGAATGGATCTTTACTAGGAATACATCTACCAATAGTACCTACATTCCACCGAATATCCCTAGGCCCACTACTACTATCGCTATAAGCAGGGTTGATAAACCCACAAATATTACCAAGCGAACGGCCCAACAATCGTTTACAATGATGGTCATAGAACTCCCACTGTAATTCACTAACAAAGTAGATATCCGCGCCATTATCCGCGGTTCTCAACAAGTTCTCACAAGTTTTCAAGATGTGATTATTGCGCTCAATTGGCTCGTGATGGACATGGACCTGCTTGATACCATACCTGTCTAAGTTCTTACTCAACTTGGCATTCATATGATTAGTAAAGATAATATCCGGTCTCACCTCTTCAACAGCCCTGTCAATAGTAGTTTCACAACCATGTAGCTTATCTGCTTTATTGATATACACAGGCACAACACCATCTATGTTGTGATACACCGAGTACTGGAATCGCTCAATACCACCGCTGATAACACCACGTTTGATGATATCATTAGTTCCCACAATTGGCATTAGGATACGCATTAGTCGTCCCCCATAATATCATGGACATACAACTCATTCAAGAACTCCTGGAATTCCATCAAGGCAAATACATCTTGCCTAGTCATGCGTTTGGCCCCAATCTCATCCTCAATTAACTGCTGTAAATCCATTACGGCAAATTCAATGTTACCAGGTATATAATCTATATCGTCCATAGCGAATTGGTTTCCTATTTGGAGGTTAGGTAGGTTACAAGATACAAAAATAGGGCTACCAGAGCCCCGAGATTTCATATTGTAAAAAGTAAGTGAAAAGTATTACACCGTAAGTAGAAGGTACTCAATTAGCGCAAAAGTACTACTCACTCAGTAAATGGTACTATCGGGCGCCATTCACAATAATATTTAGTCAAAAGTTTACGCTCAAAACTTTTTCTGTGATTGTATTTTGCTATCAACCTACAGTTCCAATAGTTACAAATGTGTTGACGCAAACTCATAAATCAGTTATACTTATAACTCATCAACTCAACAGGCAAATTTATATGAACAAACACGACTTCGCATTAATCTATACAGCGCCTTGCTGGGACATTCCTCGTGAAGTTATTGACGCTATTGACGCCAAGCTATACAAAATAGCACAAGTCAGCAACGCTAAAGCAGAAGACCAGCTGTATGCGGCGGCAATCACAGATATGCTTCACTATGAAGACACAGACACAGACGGATATATGATGTTCTTAGACATACAAGAAGATAGCTGGGTAGCAGACATGAACAGCGACTTTAAACACTCACTACAAGATTACATAGACACACATCTAGGCACAATGCCCATTTGGCAGACATTCACTAGCTTATCAATAGAGCTAGATACTATGAACAACGACGGTTATGACGAGCAAGAGAAGAACAATGTTGACTTGTTCATTCGTATTGTAGATGATTACATTGAGTGCTACGGCAACAACGATCCTTATCGTGAATTCGCACATTTACTAGAGAATTCTGCATCAGACGCAGTTCTCACTGTATTAATGCTAAAGTACACAGAATTGTTTAGACGAGCCGCCTAAAATGGCCCAATACATTAAAAAAACACTTGACTTTATCTCTAAACTCAGCTATAATTAACACATCAACTCAACAAGGACACTAAAATGCCTAAAATCGCTAAATTCACATACACAATCAAGCTCTCAACTGCAAACGACAGTGGCGCTACTGGTCTTACTTACGCACAGCAGAACGAGCCAGGCGTGAGAGATGCTATCTTCGCTCAGCAGAAGCAAGCATACAATCAAGCAATCGCTCAACTAGGGTATAATAACTTCACGCTAGAAGCATACTCATACAGTGACGCAGAACTCGTAGCAACTAAGCAGATTGCTAAGGCGCTCAACTGTGAACTTAATGATGTACGCAATACACACAGAATTAGCGTATATGCTCAATTTATCAGTGATGCCCGCTCTCGCCGTATTCTTCGTCGTCGTTCACTATCACAACGCAGAAGCGACAGCGACAGATACGGCATCGCATATGCATACTTAGAAGCTAAATGGTGGCGCACTGACTTTGATACTCACTACATGAACATTGCTGATATGCTGGATGAGCCTACTCGCAGTGAATTCTTAGATTGCTACGACTATTAATCACAATACAGGGACTATAACCATGACTACAACAGAAATCGCACACGCAATCACTGACATTCGCCATCTGGCAGAAGAACTGTGTTCTTTAATATATGATATAGATAACGACGATGTTCAACAGGCTCGTTCTCATCTACAAGACGCATTAATCTTCATCAACAGAGCGGACGAAACCCTATGAATTAATGTAAATGAGAATTATTCTCATCTTCCGCGCAGCCCAGTTTTGTATACAATTTGTAGCTATTTTGTATACAATTTGCGGCGGATTCTAGGAGGACAGTAGCAAACAGTAAACTATTGTATACAATTACACTAATAAAGAATACTAAACGCTCAGCCGCCAACCATAGTGGCACGCTAAAGTACGCTTCATTGAGCGTGTAACAGCGTGCCTACTACAATAGTACTACTGTTGTCCACTGTATGGTTATTGTAATACTTATAGTGTACTTGACAGGCGGACAATAATATGCTACAATGAGACACGATATAGAAAGGATGACGGCAACCACCATATGTAATACTTAACTACTATAATACTACCGTACTACACGCTTGAGTGTGTAGCGTCGGGCACGGTCCTTGCTAGGCTCTATCATGCTACTGTTAGCGACAGTTGGCAGGACTCACCGTGCGCACGAGCCGACAGTCTGAAGTTTTTTCACCATATAAAATTTCCGTATGGTTCCTAGTCCACCACAAAAACGCGGTTACATTTTCGGCCTCATAAATAAACAGTAAATTGATTCCTGCTTGAAGCAGCCCAACGGTATAATTCGGTACTTGCGGGAGAAAGTGGCCCCTAGCATTGGGCCATTTTTCTTTCCATATTCAATCCTGCAGGCGCCACCACTAAAAATACGGTTTTCCTATGGTAACACTAAATAATTGCATGCAAGAAACACCAGTACCATGGGGCCGAGCATACAGTTACACCAATAGTAAAGGTGAACTCATCAAGGTGCCTGCCCGTCCTATTACCAGACCTGATCTACAGGTATGTCTTGGTCGCAAGCAGTCGCCCGAACACATTGCTAACGCTGGGGCTAATCGTCGTAAGAATAGCGAACTACTGGTAGAACGCACTAAAGCGTTGGCTGAAACTGGCCGCAATCCTAAATGGGAATATATGAAACAAGTACCAACAGAAGAAATCGCAGGTAAAATGATGCACCGTGCCTTATCACAACAAATTCGCAAGGCGTCAGAGGAACTGATAAATCAAAATAAGGATGAATGGCTGCGGGAATTACACCTAGCAGCACAGGTCATTCTACAGAAAGCTATTGAGGAGCGTGATCAAAACGCACTTATGGCTGTATGGGATCGGGTAGTGGGCAAACCTACTACTCAAGTAGATATGAACGTCCAACAGGACACTACTGTAGATGAAATCGCACTACAGTTACAGGAATTACAACTGAAAGAAAACAATGGCAAAGACGAAAGCAACACCCGAAGAGACGACAACGACACCACAGACACCACTCCGTAAACCCGAGGTGGTAGTTATTACTAGTGGCATTGGCCTAGATGACTGGGGGAATTATAGGGATCATTTTGTTGGTGTGGAGCCTGGTGTGTATCGGGTTGAATATCGTTGCCCACTATACACTATGAATGCTATCTTATCTTGGGATGGTAGTGAACTCAAATGAGCTTATTAGCCGCACCAGACCTACGTGGTCGTGCCTTACAACGTACTAAGGAATACCTAGAGGAAGTCAATATTACTATTGACTATGATAATCGTGGTCAAGTAGATTTGGTTACTAAACTAGTTAAGAAGTTTGAAGATGAAATTCAGTATGATCGTCTTACGTGGTTTGAACCGTATGAATATCAGCGTCCACTGTATCACCTACATACTATGGCGCAAGCTGTTATTGCTAGTAACCGTAGTGGTAAATCTTATAGTGTGGGATATGCTATTGCTTGTCATCTTACTGGCATTTATCCATGGTGGTGGACCGACATTCGCTACGAGACCGGTATTAAGTTGATTGCGGCAGGTGCGTCATCGGCACAGATCCGGGAAGCTATTCAGGATACCTTATTTGGTACTGCTGACAAAACAGATATTGACGCAATTGGAACAGGATTAATACCACGTGATAACATTATTATTGATAGCATCGTTACTGGTAGTGATAAGCGTGGTATTGGTGGTTGCCAGATTCGTCATCAATCAGGTCGGATCTCTACTATAACTATTGCTACCTATGAGCAAGATCGTGCCGTACTACAGGGTGGTAAGGCCGACGTTATTTGGCTAGATGAGCAACCTAAAGACGATACTATTGTGTCGGAATTGATTCGTGCGTTGGCTCAGACCCCATCACAGCAGGAAGGACGCTTGTATCTATCAGCTACTCCACTAGTTGGATGGACTGATATGATTAAGCGTTTCTGGAATGGCGAAGATAACCATGGTATGGTCAGATATACGTGGGATGATGTACCGTTAGAGTTGTTGGATCAAAAGACACGTGATCTGTTAATATCATCATGGCTACCATGGGAGATTGATAGTCGTACTAAGGGTATTCCTATGGCGGGTGAAGGTGCCGTGTTTCAGGTACACTGGCGAGATATTATCCTTGAATCGGCGCCGGCTATTGCGGCTGACTTCAAACTGATTGCTGGTATTGACTTTGGTCGTTCGCCTGATCCTACTGCTATTATATGGTTAGCACAGGACCCACGCACTAAGATTATCTACTGCTATGACGAGTATTGTGCCCGTGCTCAAACTCCACTGGAGTATACACCGCATATCCTGAATCGTGGTCGTCATATACCGCTAGCATGGCCAGCCGACGGTAAGCGTAAAGGTTATACTGAAACTGAATCGGTAATCAATGAGTTGACTAATGTGTATGGTATTAATACTCTAGGTGAGCATTTTACTAACCCAGATGGAAGTCGTGGTATTGACTATGGCTTACAGTGGATTATCCAGAAGATGAGATTCGGTGAGTTTAAGATATCACCACACTGTACGGCTTTAATTGAAGAACTCCAACAGTATCATACTACTCGTACTGGTAATGGTAAGGTTACATTCCGTGGGTCGGATCACTTGATTGATGCCCTGCGTTATGCTGCCTTAAGTATTGAGCGCTACGGTAGCAATGCCTTACTCCGTGATGGATACCAGGATGAGTTAGAATTGATGAAGACCCAACGATACATTAATAGTTGGAGTGTAAATACATACTAATATGAGAATAAAATTCACCCGAGAAGAGCACAACAAAGACCTAAATAGTATGTTCAATCAATTAAAAATGTTGATTGACATGTATAGTGATTGTAGTAATGTAGAGATTATAGGTATCCTACATCTCTTAATCCATCAGTTATCCGTGGCTTCCATCAAGCCCATAGACGATAGTGATAAATAAGATATAAAAACAAAGGTATCCAATGGCAATTAAAAAGACAGCGCCGCAACCAATGGGATCATCTACTAGTAATATTCTTACTACAAAAGATGACCGTGATAGTACATTCCTAAATCAAATCAAGCAATGGATCGGCGTTGCTATTAACGTTTATGCTGATACCGTTTCTATTGTTCGTCGTGAGAACGATACCTTCTATGACGGTGTTCCAGCAGACAGATTACGTCCTAACACCAATGGTCCACGTATCATTATGAATGACGTACAGCCAGCAGTTGACCGTGTTGTATCACAGGTAGCAACTGCGTTCTATACTGATGATTCGGTAGAAGCGTGTGCTATTGGTGAAGATGACGTAGAAGCTAGTGAACAAGCTACCAAGATGGTACGCAATATCCTATTCAACCAGAATGATGGTAAGTTAATCTTACGTGATAGTATTAAGTCAGCCGCTAAGTATCCATTTGGTGGTGCTCTACGTGTGTATCGTGATTGCCGCGAGAAAACATACACCATTACAAAAGAAATTCCATCGGTAACTGAAGACGGTATCGTAGTCATCTCTACTATTGAAGGTGCCACAGAAGCAGCCAAAGTAATCGCACAAGAAAATACTCAACCAGATTATGTTGAGTGGAAATTGATGAAGGTTCGTGAAGAAGCATATGACAATGAAGAAGAGTCCGTTGCCCAAGAAGAAGCGGAAGAAGCCTCTCCTAATTACCGTAAGACGTATACGGCTGAGTTTGAAATAACAAAGTACACAGTTACATTCCCTATCCTAGTAATTCCGCCAGAGGAATTCCTAATGGACAAAGAAGCTACATCAGTTAATACTGCTAAGTTTGTTTGCCAGCGCCGTTTTATGCCACGCACTGATATCTATGAAATGTGGCCAGATGCCCGCGACTTCCCAGAGGATCTAGGTTCAGTTGCTACATCATACAACACTAACTTCTCTAACGAGAAACAATATCGTCGTCGTGTTCACAACACCCTAAACATTACCTCTCGTCCTGCTACATTTGATAGTACCATGAAGGTCTCAATGGTAATTGAGGGCTACATTCGTTATGACTATGATCGTGATGGTATTGCTGAATGGCGTCACTTTGCTATTGTAGATAATACTATCCTAGAAAATAGTTACTGGGATGGTCCACTACCTATCGTTCTACCTAACTTAAACCGTGACCCACATCGTCCTGATGAAATTACTATTGCTGAACGTGCTAAAGATAGTACCTTAGCAAAAACAGCAATGATGCGAGCCGATGTTAAGTTACAGCAAGATCGTTCATCATTACAAATCATTGCTAAATCAGGCGCATTCCCACTTACTGGTCAGCGCAAACTAATGGAAGGTACTCCTGGTATTATTCCTTATGGTCAGAATGAACAAGGTCAGCCTCTATCTATTAGTGGGCCCCTAAGCGATAGTGTATTCCCAATACCTAAACCTGATCCAAGCGGCGCAACCGCAGCAATCTTCCAGATGTTAGATGCTCAACGTGCGTCACAAGTAGGACAAAACTCACTGAATGACCAAGTTGGTCGTCGTCTAAACAATGGCAATCCTGCTACCACTGCTATGTTACAACAGCGTGAGCAAGATATTCAAATTGAAGATTACATTATGTGTTATGGCGAGACAGCAGTCAAGCCACTGTTCCGTATTCTCTACTGGTTCTTAATGAATGATGCTGATCACCCATCAGTACGTCAACGTTTTATTAATGTAACTGGTCAGCCTTCAATTGACCATGAGCGTTCAAAAGAAGGTGAGTGGTATGAGCGTGATGAATTTAAAATTAATGTTGGCTTAGGTATTGATTCGCCTGATTACAAGCAACAAAAAGCCAGTATGCTACTACAAGTATTTGCGGCATTCAATCAGGCTATGAGTGGTCAAACACTTCCTAACCTACTACCTAAGATGTTCCAAGGCTTCCGTGATCAAGTAGAAGCTCTTGGCTATGATGCTGACCAAATGCTAATGTCACGTGATGAATTCCAGGAATTCTATCAACAACTAATACAACAGCAACAACAAGCAGCGCAACAACCGCCTGATCCCGTGCAGCAGATGATGCAACAACTACAGATTGAAGGCATGAAGGCAGAGATTGATGAGAAAAAAGCTAAGGCTCAAAAAGCACAAGCAGAAGCTCAACTAGCTATGGCAGAAGCAGAAATTGCCGCTAAACAAGCAATGATGCCACCTGGCGCAATGGATCCAGCAAAGGTAATCGTATAATGGCCGTATTCACTCAACCAGCGGTGGGCAATAACTTATTTGGTTATGGTGCTCCACAACAGCAACAACAACCATATACTCAACCAGCTATTGGAACTACACACCAATGGGCGCCGCCAGAACAAGATTGGGCAAAAATGTTGCCTACATGGACAACTGATGGTCAACCACAAATGGGCAGTAGCGGTGGCAGTAGTAGCGGTGGTAATTTCCACGGTACTATTGAAGGCAGTATTGACATGAGTGGTATGAACAACATGGGCGGTAGTGGTGTACAGAATGGTGGATTTATGCCACCACCAACTGGCTTATTCCCACCTACTCAACCTCAACAACCTCAATATACTGAACCCGCTATTGGAGTTACACAACCTCCATTAACTGGTAATTTTGGAGGCGGTGGCCTATTTGGTGGAATACTTCATGGATTTAATCCTGTTCTTCAAACAATAGCCGATGCTATGAGAGTTGCGCCAGATATTGCTAGAAAATGGCCAGCTGGTGTTCCAATTCCAGAACCAGTAGTGCGTCAAGAAACACCAGAAGAACTTCTTGCGGCACAGGAACAGTGGGAACGTAAGCAATTAGGTTTAATGCCAGGTGAAGAAATTGATCCATATGACCCATTTAATAGCAAAAGATGGTTATTTTAAAATAATACAATATGTTCCAACCAAGACCAACTGGTAACTTCCAGCAACAAATACAAAGACCTCAACCTCAACAGGCACCCGCACAACCTTATCGTCCACCAATGGGCGGAGGTGTTAGAACTCAGCAACCTCAACGTCAACAACCACAACAACCATATGGCACATACACTGGTCCTGGCGGCGTTCAACAAGGCATTGCTGATCCTAATCAAGGATTCGCACAATACATGGCACAAAACCCTGCTATGGGTTCTGCGCCAGCTCCTCAACAATATCCTATGTTTGCGCCACAACAGCAGTTTATCGGTAGTGGTTTAATGCCAGGAGTACCATCCCTGTATCAACAACCAGGACAACGACCACCACAAGAAATGATGTATGGTCAAAGTGATGTAATGAATGATGATAGTGCTTACAATAGAAACTCAATGACACCAGGTATGGCAGCAAAAACAGGTACTGGTCAATATCAAATGCCACAACAACCAAAGATGGGACAACCAGCAGTTAAACCATCAGTTGGTGTTCAACAATCATTTAATCAAACCTTTGGTCAACCAAGTTTTCAAACCAATGGTTACATGCGATACTAAATAAATATATGAAATTTATTGATAAAGTTAAACGTATATTTTTTACTGATAGTGATTTGGGTATCAAGTCACTTGACCCAGATTTTAAAGAAAAGATGGCAAATGAGCGAGTTATACAAGACGGCGCTCAAAGTCAACTTTTAATGTCATCACCTATTTTCCAACAGGTAGTGGCAGAAATGTATTTGAACTTGGATGCTCAATTGGATTTTGTAGAAGATACAGATCCAGGAGCAGCCGAGCAAATCCGGTGGCTACGGGTTCAACGCCGTGGCCTCAGGCAAATCTGCGCAATCTTAGATAATAAGATTGCCGGAATGGAACAGTTGAATAACGCACTTAAGGAGAATCAGGATGAAAGCTAATCCAATGGCTAGTCCAAAAAAAGGTGCACCAGGTAGTTCTAACCCACGCAATGGTGTTGAGAAGAAAGTAGCCTTGTTCCAAGGCACTAATCCAGCAACATCAGCAGGTAAGGGCGCTCCAGGAGCATCAAACCCACGCAAGGGTAAAGTCGTGAGTCCATCCGTCTACGGACCAGGTGGCATTCAAGGCAAACCAAGTGGCAGTGGCAATCCAGGTAGTTCAAACCCACGCAAGGGTGGTTTGGTAAAGACCGAGATTTACACTGGAAAGTGATTCCCCATACTTCTAATTGATGAATAGCAAGTATAACAGTCGCCTATCGTAACAGACGCTGACACCCAAGGAGAAAAAATGTCTACAGTAATTGAACAACCAAGAAACGATGTACCTATCGTAACAGACGCTACATTATTGGCAGTTCCCAACATGAACGATGAAACCGCTAGAGCCGAATATTTACAAAAGATCCGAGCACTACGCAAACCTCCAGAAGAGGTAGCATCCCCAGCAGAACCAGCTCCTCAAGCTGAAGCTGAGCTACCAGACACTGAAGTTATCACTGATGATGAAGAAGTCGCCACTGACGCTACACCAGATGAGCCAACAGAAACAGCCGCAGAACGCCGTATTCGTCTTTCAAAAGAAGACCTACAAGAATACGAAATTCCTGTGTATGATGAAGATGGCAACATCACGTACCTATCTTATGACGAGTTTAACAAAACAGTTGGAACTTACAGCAAACAAAACAAAAAATTAAGGGAACTTGCTGAACGTGAACGAGAAGTAGAAGCTCTAAAAACAAACCTGATTGCTGAACAACAACGTGTTCTACAATCAACAACCAGCCAAGAACAAGCTATGGCTGAAAGATATCAGTGGGTTCAAAACTCACTTGCTTATGCACACCAACATGGTGTTGATATTGTAAAGTTCCAAGATGGAACTTCTAAGAAAGTAACTCAGTTGATCGCCGAGAAAACTGCCTTAGAAACACAATACAGCAACATACAAACGCAAAAGCAACGTGCTCAAGGTATGATTGATGCCGCACAACAGGATTTTATCCGTGCGCAAGATGCTATCCTAGAGCAGAGAGCACCTGGCATTAAAAAAGCTCGTGCTGATATCGCAAAATATTTAGAGCGTCAAGGAGGATTCACATCAGAAGAGTCAAACGCATTAGCACACTCAAAAGCTGAGTTACTAATGTTAATTGACAAAGCCATGAAGTACGACAACGCACAACGTGGTCAAGTAAAAGAAAAAAAGGTAGCGACTAATACAAAAGTTATCAAGCAGTCAAGCAGATTAGCTGGCCGCGGTACTCCTGTAAATAGTCCAGCATCTAGTAGAATCTCAGAGTTACAGGCACTAGGCAGTAAAGCCAAGCCAGATGAACTCCGTGAACTGCGTAGATTACAATTACAAAATAGATAAGAAAGAAATAAAATGGCAGCAACATCAGCTCTCAATTTAAACAGTGGTATTACCAGTGACACACAAGTTGGTGGTCGTGGTTCTAGTGAACAACGTTCATTTGACACAACACTAACACTCATCAGTCGCCTAGAAGCAACTACGCTCTCTATGATTGATCCAATCCAAATTCACGGTCGTATCCATGAATGGGAAACCGACTCTCTACGTACACCTAAGTTGAACGTAAACAGTGGCTTCCAATACTTCACGCAAAACGGTGGTCAGTCACCTACACAGCGTACAGTTCGTAACAACTACAGTCAAGTTTTTATTGGCCCAGTTGAAACAGAAGGTACACTACGTCGTGAAGAAACCAACACTGGTGACGAACACGAGTACCAGGTAGAAGAAAAAGAAGCAGTCGCACTAGGTCGTGACATTAACTTGTCTCTACTAAGTGTTAACGGCGCAAAAGGTATGACCACTGGTGGCGTATCTAACCGCGTTATGGGCGGCTTCTTCTCATACGGCCAACAAAACATCGTTCACAGCGCAAGTGGCAGTGTTACACAAAACACAGTTGCTTACGCACAAAGTGCTAACGGTGGTACAGTAACACCTACACTAACAAGTACAGGTTCACTAACTCCAGTAAACGACGGTACAACCGTATTCGCTGGTGGTACAAACTATGCTTGGACACGTAAAGTGTTTGACAAGACACTAGCATCAGTATTTGATGGTGGTGGCGCTCCTACCAACGTTCTAGTTGGTCCTGGCCTACGTTCTGTTCTCTCTGAAGAGATCGGCCGTCAAGGTAGTAACGACATCTATCGTATCAACATGAGCACACCAGAAGAGATCGTAAACACAACTACTGTTTACATCACTGACTTCGGTTTCCGTCTACGTATTGATACTGAACAGATGTTGAAGAGTTCTTATGGTAGTGACGGCAATGCCCTCATTGCGTTCAATCCTAAGAACGTTAAGATGGGTTACATCACACCAGTTACACGTAACGACGATATCCCTCAGCCTATCTATGGTGCTGCTAGTGCCCTAGTTGCTGAAGGTACAGCAGTGTTCTATAACCCAGCTGACATCCTCATCATGCGTAACCTCATCAATGACGTTACCGATGCGGCATACGCCTAATCTATAAATAGTAGTGTAGCTACTATAATAGGTTAACAACCCCTGACCCGTACCCTAAAAAGTGCGGGTTTTTTTCTATCATAAATATTACTATGAATGAAACATACAACGTTCGTGGCGCGGAAGCCACATTACAACAAGGTAATAAAACTGCTCTATACGCAAATATCTTGGATACTTGCGGTGCCATGCGTAAAAAGCTAGATGACCTACGTTCCGGTAAAATTAAACAAGCAGTATCTGTTTTTAATGACCCAAATATCAAAGGAAAACAGCTCCGAGTGATTATGCGAGTAGAAGATGGCATTCTACGCACTACTTACTGGATGGATGACCGAAATATTTGGGCATATTGCGAGAAAAAACGCAAGGAATTTGATGAATATCGTCGTCATGCCGCTACTGAGGGAACACAACACATGTTCCGCGAGTATTTTTTGAGTAGTTGGCTCCTAGAAACGTATATCCTCATGAAATATAACATTGACCTACGTTCCAGTGAATGGGCCGATCCGTCAAATTCAGATTTTAAGAAAGTAAACTGGATTATTGACAATGATGAGTTTGCTCAGCGCTATAAATTGACTACCTATTCGGAAAGTCGCGGTATTGCTAATCCATTCAATGACATTAAAGTGGATATGAGTGGTGTTGATTTAGGATTCTTAAAATCCGAGCCAACAAAGCCTACCGTAACCGAAGGTGGCATTATTATCGGCGTCTAAGAATGGTTTATTTTGCTGGTGCGATAAATACTAGAAAGTTACCAATGTTTTACACGTATATTCATTACACCGCCGATACTAAAACACCATTTTATATTGGAAAAGGTAAGGGCAGACGCAAGGGACAAACTACTCAAAGAAGTAAATGGTGGAAATCTATTGTAGCAAAACATGGTTTTGTAAGTGAAGTTTTATCTACATTTGAAAATGAAAGTGACGCTTACGAACATGAAAAATTTATAATTCTATGTTTTAAAGATATGGGTTATAAATTATGTAATATGAATGATGGTGGTAAAGGTGGACAATCTGGCTCAAAAAGACCATCTCAACAAAAATTCATGTTAGGAAATAAATTCAGTTTAGGTAAAAATACTGGTAGAAATGAAAAATGTGTTCGTTATGGTAAAGATAATGGCATGTATGGTAAATCAGCAGTTAAAGGCAGAACATGGTATAATAATGGATTAGTAAATACTTATCTGTTACCAACTGATGAAATACCCGAAGGTTTTAATAAAGGCAGACTGCCATTCTCTTTAAAAAATAGAAGAAGTTATGCCGGAGAAAATAATCCAAATTATAAAGGAAAGAAATAATGGCAGTAAGAGTACCGTTACCAAATAGACGCCAATTACAAACATTGAGTGGATTGATACAAGCCATCAAATACCACTTAAACGTTTCTAGTAATACTGTTATTACTGATGACAGTGCTTTAGGTTACATAAACGCTTGTGAGGATGTGGATCTTACACCGCTAAAAGTAATTTCAATGAAGAAATCCGAGTTTATTACTCCAAATAGTGACGGCCAATTCAACATAGAGAACTTAACTTATCCAGTAACAGAAGTTATTGGCTTATTCTATCGTTATGATAATCAATTTGTTCAGGATGAATGGTTAGATTATGTAGATCCAGAAACATACGGCAAAGCATACGGTTCAGTTCAAGCAGTTCCTCTCTATACAATTAAAACATCCACTGACGGCACAAATAATCAATTACTATGTGTTCGTCCAGCAAGTACCAGTGCTAAACTAGGTATTGAATATTATTCGGATTGGCCAAAGTTAGGTGATTTAACTAGTGGCAGTAAACTACAACAAATCAGGTTAAATGTTACCGGTACTGCTACTGTATCTGGAACAATCTCATTAAAAGGAACTGTTGGTACAGTTGATACTCAAATCACAACAGTAGCAGTAGCAGCAGGCGATTCAGCAGAAACAATTATGGGAAATATCATCGCTGCTGGTGTTCCATTTCAATCAACTGCTGGTAATAATACAACTCAATGGTTTACAGAACAAGAATCAGGTAGTATCCTACTAACAGGTGGAGATTATATTAGTAGCGACAGCACATTAACTGTTACTGGTGTTCCTACTGGCATTACCATTACACAAACAGCCGTACAATCATGCTTTGTTCAAACAGTACAAACTAACTGGTTCCTATGGCAATTCCCATATATGTATTATTATGCCGCTCTACGTCATGCGTATAATGGCCTAGATGATACTGAGCGCTATCAAATAGTAGATAAAGAATTTATGAAGGCTTGTCAGGTATTTCAATCCTTCAACGACCGTGCCGAGTGGGGCGGTGTAAGCAGTAGTTTTAACTACGCACAAAACGTAATATGGTAACCTATGCCTCAAATCTATAATAACAATCTTTCACCAACCCTATGGGGTTCTCAGGGCAATACTAACAATACTGCCACACAAACAACAAACACAGCCGAAGGTAATGTCGGCGAATTACAATACAACAACGGTGGTAACTTAGATGGTGTTACTGGCACCTCCTATGCTAACGGTGTTCTTGCGTTAGGTAATGTTGCTAATCTTGCTATTAGCGGCGGCATTCCTGGTCAGTTTCTTGGTATCAATGAAGTTGGTCAACTAACATTCAAAGAGACCACACAACGAGCACAACCACAAATTAAATTTGCTGTCACAACTACAGGCGCTGGTCAATCTTTTGCTAATAACGATTTAGACCTATTTGCTGATGGTACATACGCACAAGTATTCCGTAACGGTGTCCTTGTTGATAGCGGCGACTATCAAATTCAAAATAACGTCCTATCCTTATTCATTCAGTTATTTGCTGGCGATACCATTACTGTTGGTGCTACTAGTACCGGTGCTAAACCTGTTGGTTCGGTTGGTACACTTAACCTAAATGGTGATAGCACTACTTACTTAAATGGTGTTGGTCAATTCACGCAAGTAGCACAACCAAACATTGGTACTGTTGGTGGTTTAAACTTAGACGGTAATACCTCACACTGGTTACGTGGTGATGGTACATTTAGCGAACTACAGATCCCTGGCGGCAACATTGCTAACGTTAACCTAAATGGCAATACTATTCAATACTTACGTGGTGATGGTAACTGGAGTAATATTCCTGTTCCTACTGGTAATATTGCTAATACAAACTACAACGGCAATGCTGGTACCTACCTAAACGGTCAGGGCGCATGGGCAGAAGTTATCAGTGGTGGTATCCCTGGTGGTATCACAACACAACTACAATACAACAATAACGGTGTATTTGCTGGCATACCTAACGTAGTATATGACGGCAGTAAACTAAGCCTAGGTGATGTAACAAAACTAACAATCACTGGCGCCGCATCAAACAGCAGTGTCTTATTAAGTGATACTAGTGGCGGACTTAGTTGGGGTAACCTAACAAACTATCGTGCTATTCCACGTATTGAGTTTACTGCTATTACTGCTGGTAGTGGTCAATCATTTGTTAATGCTAACCTAGCGTATTACCCAAGCACCGATTATATGAACGTGTATAAGAACGGTGTTTACTTAGACCCAACAAACTTCTCCCTGAGTGGTAATACACTTACATGGACATCATATCTACGTGTGGGCGATCACATTGACATTGCGGCAAGTGCTATTGGTAGTACAGCTAGTGGCAACGTAGGTACAGGTACAGTTACAAGTGTCTCAACAGCAGGCAGTGGTCTTGGCTTCTCAGTTACTGGTGGTCCAATCACAAGTACTGGTACTATTACACTTAACACACCTAATGCGGCATCCCTACGTACATCCCTAACTATTGGTAACGTAGCTAATGCTAACTTCAATGGTAACGGTTCACAATTCTTGCGCGGCAATGGTACATTTGGCGTACCTAGTATTGTTGCTGGTAGTAATTCCGAATTACAATTTAATAATGCTGGTGTACTAGGAGCAACTGCTAACCTTACATACGATATTGCTAATAATCGTTTCTCTGTACAGGGAACTACTGAGTTATTAGACAACGTTACCCTAGAGGGTAGTATTACTCCAATTAACGATAACCTATATGATTTAGGTAGCCCATCTCGTCGTTTCCGCCACATATACGTTGGTCCTAACTCCTTAACTGTTGGCGGCGTTGCTATTAGTGAAAACAGCGGCGGTGGCTTATCTTTAGGCGGTGATCCAGCTGTAACTGCTCCTAATAATACAATTACAATCGGTAACATCGTTGCTAATACTATTAGCGGTAATGGTGCTAATATCACTGGTGTTTTATACGCAAGTAGTGCTAACACCGCAAATAGTGCTACAGTAGCAGCAAGTGCTAATACTGTTAGTGGTGCTAATGTTACTGGAATAGTTGCTAATGCTCAATATGCGGCAACAGTGGGAACAGTTTCCCTTGCTAACATCAGTGGCTTAGGTAACATTGCTAATATTAACTTAAATGGTAATAGCAGTCAAGTACTAGCTGGTAATGGCAGTTGGGTAGCACAAACCGGCGGCGGTAGTGGCGGACCAGGCGTTGCTTGGACTTCTACTGCTAATATTGCTGTTGGTGATCTATTCACTGGATACGTAGCGGCAGATATAACACCAGGTTCTACCTATACTCCAACTGATACTGGTTCATATTTTAAATACGCGGATGTTCGTGGACAAAGTAGTATTAATAAATTTGCTACTGATGGTAACACAATAATTGGTGTTGGTAGTTTATTCCCATCATCATCACAAGCTAACATGTACAAATCAACTGATGGAGTAATATGGACCCAACAGTTAAGTGGATCTACTGTTATTTTACGTGATATTACTTTTGCTAATAATCTATGGGTATCAGTTGGTGAAAGTGGTAAAATCATTACATCAACCGATGGTACTAACTGGACTACACAAACCAGTGGTACCGTACAGGGATTAAAAGCAGTTACCTGGACTGGCACACTATTCATTGCTGTTGGTAATACTGGTACTATTATTACTAGTCCAGATGGTACTACTTGGACCTCTAGAACAAGCGGCACAAGTAGTAACTTAAATGGTGTTTATTGGAACGGCAGTATGGCAATAGCAGTAGGCTCAACTGGCGTAATCCTATCATCAACAAACGGCACTACATGGACCTCTAGAACTTCACCAGTGTCTGTCTTATTTTACTGGGTTACATGGGGTAATTCAATGTGGGTAGCAGTAGGCGCTAGTGGCAATATTGTTAGTAGCCCGGATGGTGTTACTTGGACTGATAGAACAAATACTCAATATACTACTCAACTTTTAGAACATGTTATGTGGACTGGTAGTTATTTTGTTATAGTCGGTGATGCGGGCTCAATGATAACATCTACTAATGGCACAAGTTGGACATATCATCCTGTTGCTAGCAATGGTACTAACATATCCGGTAGTGTCATGTATAAAGGTAGAATTTTTATTTGTACCGTCAGTGGGGTAACTCAGGCTGGATTTGTTACTGACTCAATCTACACTGACTCATTTGTCACAAAAGCACCAACAGGCACATATCGTTGTCTAGGTAAATCAGGATCAAATGAAGGTATATCACGTTCATATCTATGGACAAGAACAGCATAAGGAATATAAATGACAACTTTAACAAATGCGGATATTATTTCCGAATTAAACGCAGTATTTACCGGTGATGCTGTTGGTAACATTGATGGTTTAGTAATACCTAATGTTACTGTAGCAAATGGATTTACTGCGCCTATATCTGCGGTAAAGATTACCGGTGCTACCGTTGACGGACAATTACTGGCAGCAAATGGCACCGGTGGCAATGTGCGCTGGACAACTATCAATGCCGCTACTGGTAATATCGCATCACTTAACTTAACTGGCAATGGTGCGCAAGTATTAGCCGGTAATGGCGCATGGATAACACCTGTTACTGCTGGTAATGTAGGACAAGCAAACTTCAACGGCAACAGCACTACATACCTACGTGGTGATGGTAACTGGGCTAATATCCCAATTCCTACTGGTAACGTTGCTAACACAAACTACACTGGCAATAGTTCAGTATTCCTAAACGGTGCTGGTCAGTTTATTACTGTACCTGGTTCTGGTGGTGGTAACATCGGCACAGTCAACCTAAGTGGTAACACATCCACATTCTTGCGCGGTGATGGCACATTCACGGCTGTACCAGGCGCGGGTGGCGGTAATGTAGGCACTGCTAACTTCAATGGTAATAGCAGTACATACTTACGCGGTGATGCTCAGTGGGCTGCTCTTCCATCAACAAGTAACGTACCTAACTTAAACGGTAATGCTCTTACTTGGTTAAATGGTGCAGGCTCATGGAGTAACATTGCGGTACCGTCAGTTGGTAATATTGCTACACTAAATCTAAACGGCAATGGTGGTCAAGTATTAGCAGGTAATGGTGGTTGGATTCCAGCTACTGCTAGTGGTAATCTTGGAGCTGCTAACTTCAACGGCAATGGTTCACAAGTATTAACTGGTGCTGGTGGTTGGGTAGGTTATGGTAACGTAGCTGCCTTCAGTTTCAATGGCTCATCAACACAATTCTTATGCGGCGATGGTAGCTGGAAGACAGCTGGCGGAAGTGGTAATGGTACAGCAAGTGGAGGCAATGGCGCTATTCAAACAAGTACCGGAAGCGGTGGATTTAGTAGCGACTGGAGTAATCTACGTTATGATGGTAGTACATTCAAAGCTCCTACAATCACTACACCAGGTATGTTATCATTGAATTATGCCATTGAAACTGTTAATAGACAAAGTGGCGCAGCTCCAACTGGCACATACTCATACGATATTTTAAATGGTACAGTTGTTCATTGTGATACCGCGCCACTACCAGCAAGTACAACTCTAATATTGAATGTGCGTGGTAATAGTACAGTGCCGTTGAGCAGTATTGTTACTACTGGTAATGTTGTTACCCTAGTATATGCTATGACTACTGGTTCAACTGCCGCTGGTATTACTCAACTAAACATTGATGGTGCCGCTCAAACAATTAAATGGTTAGGTGGTTCTGCTCCCACCACATTTGCTAATAGTACTCAATTTTACACATTCTCTATTATGAAACTACCATTAAATTATTTGGTAACTGGTAGTATGGCGAGGTACGCATAATGCCTATTCTAACAAGTTTAGGCGCTATGAGTACGGGTGAGGCACCAACTGGTGGCGGCGGAAGTAATCTTATTGTAAATGTTAATGCCGCTTCTGCGGTATTCACACAAAATTCGTTCTCAACCGTTACATTCGCTAGTGCCGCCCTAGGAACTCAGCCATATACAATTACTTTTAATCCAGCATTACCAGCAACAATTAATGTTACTACTAATACTATTGGCGGAGCTGTTTATTATATTATCAGTGGTACACCAACGGACGTATTATCTGCTACTCCATATGATTATACTATACGTGATAGTGCTGGTGGTTTTTTTACTAATCGGTTATCTGTTACTGTTCTTGTTGAACCAGCACCACCTCCATTAACAGTTACCGCAGTACAAGCAAACTGGGTCTACACAGCTGGAGAAGTTGTGCCTGTTACATATCCTGTATTAGTCACAGGAGGCACAGCGCCATACACTTACAGTATCGCTCCATCACTAGCTAGTAATCCATCATTTACCGTAGCAACGGATTTCACATTCTCAGCCTCAACTGGTTCATGGGAGCATAAGACCTATTCTTCTACTCAACCAGCGTTGTCGGCAACAGTATACACTATTACAGTTAAAGATAGCACCGGCAAAACAGCTAGTACTAATGTACAGTTACAACTGCTACAGCCTAATGTTAAGACTTCATACACGATTTATTTGTCGTTGCCAGCGAATACCTCAACCGCACATTTAGTCTTTACTAATAAGGGTGATACTACCAAGATTAATAGAATTTCATTAAGCTATCTAATAAGCCCAACTTCTACATCGGCTTACAATACTTACCAAGATGTTCAATATACCTCTGACTGGTATCCACAATTCTCGGCACCACTTACAGCTAGAACCGTGGTGATAACTGCTACTAGTTCTACGCCATTTACATGGGATGTCGGTGCAGGCACTGTTGCTAGTGATACCATGCCAAGTGGGTCAGGTACTTCAACTACAAAATCAATGTCACCTACGGTTAATGGATTTTCTTTAATTTCTGGCACATCTACAACAAGATCATATAAAGTATCAATGAAGGCAGGAGATAGTATAACATATTATTATGGCGGACCTGGTCCATTTGGACCTGGGTCAGCTATTTGTAATGCGATTTCTAATGACGTTGGAGTAAGTATTATATCAAGCTACAAAATAAATGATACTTCTCACCAAGCAACAGTATCTGTTAATAAAGATGGTAACATTTATATTAGAATGACTTATAAACAAAATACTGGCGTAACGGTGACTTATGGCGACGGCACTGTAGAGGGCACATTCATAACAACATCATTGGTATAATCCAGCAACTAAATAACAAGAAAGCAAAACAATGACCACAAATAATCAAAAAATTTCAAGTTTGCCAGGGGTGTTGGTCACTGATACCCTGGGCAACACAACCACACTTACTATTACCTCAATTACTGCCACTACGGCAAATTTAGGTCCAGTATCTAACGTTCACATCACTGGTGGTAACTCAGGCGAAATCCTTACTACCAACGGTAATGGAGTACTATCATGGAGCACAATACCTCCAGCAGTATCTCAGCCATCTGGTAGTAACGCACAGATTCAGTTCAACGATAGCGGTGTCCTAGCTGGAGCAGGTGGTGTAATCTACAACAAAACAACCGACAAACTAACTGCTCAAGATGTACAAATTAACGGCACTCTTACTACAACTGGCAATGTTATTACTACTTTGCCTAAACTTAAAATTACAGGTGGCACTAGCGGTCAGTTTATTACTACTGATGGCAGTGGGAATTTATCTTGGACTAGTACATCCTATCAGGGTACCGTCACTGGTGTTGTCGGTACAGGTAATGGTCTTGGCTTTACTCTTAGTGGTAATATCACAAGTCAGGGCAACCTAACACTTACTACACCCGATGCTAGCGGCTTACGCAGTACCTTAGGTATTGGTACGGTTGCTAACTTATCAACTAACAGCAATTCATCACAATACTTAAACGGTGTAGGTCAATGGACACTGCCACCTGGTGAAAACAACCCTAACCTATATGTAAATGGTAATCTTACCTCTTACACAGGCGGCAATTTAAAGTTTGCTAACAGCACTGGTAACAACGCAGTTACAGTACAAAATACCGGCAGTAACATATCATTCCTTGTTGATAGCACAAAACCACTTACTATCCTTGAAACAGTACAGGTCAATGACCTTAAAATTCAGGATGCTTCACAAGCGGTTGGTATTCACTTCCAAGCATCTAATACTGCCGTTACAGAACAAAAATATGACTTGCCTGACGCACTACCTCTAGCTAGTGGTAGTGTACTAACTGCTACATTACCAGTAAATGGCAAATCATTGTTATACTGGAGCACCACTGGTCAAACTGGACCAACAGGTAGTACATCTCAACCACGTATTGAATTTACTGCTCCTTCTACTGCTAATAACCAGGTATTCTCTAACTCATATATGACTGGCTTTGAAGCCAATACCTATGCGCAAGTATTCGTAAACGGCGTTCTACAATCGGCTGATAGTTACACTATTTCTGGTACCGATTTAACTATGTTGAATAAAATCAACAGTGGTTCAACAATCACAGTTGGTCCTATTCCTGGTGGTGCTGGTGGCGATTTTGGTCGTGATAGTTTAGTAATCTATGGCAATGCGCAAGTATCAATCAACCCTACTGGTGCTGGTGAAGTAATTCCATACGGTGATTACAACTACAACAACGGTAACATCTCATTCGTACAATCAACTAATACCTTAAACTTAGTTGGTGGTAAAACATATCGCATTACTGGTCATGCTCGTATGACTACAGCAGGTGGTAGTTCTGGTAATATGTACCTAGCATATTCTAATACTGTACCTGTAGTCGCTAACGCTAGTGGCAATACACAATATCAACACGTAGGTGGCACCACAACAGAACTATCATTTGATACATTCTTTGTACCACTAACAACAACTGGTGTAACTGTTATGATTGCTGAAAATGGTGATGCTTCTGTAACTGGTACTCGTCTAATCGTACAACAAATATAAGGATTCCAATGCTATACAATGAAATTATAAGTAAACTGAACGATATCGTTATTGCCGAAAATGGCGATATCACTGTTGTTGTACCACCTAAATTAGACGTTAGTAACGGCACTACTGTTCTTGGTAGTGTATCTAATATTAACATTAGTGGTGGCAACAGCGGTCAGTTCCTACAAACAGACGGCACAGGTAATGTTACCTGGGCAAACGTAGTTCTTGACCATATTGAAGCAGGTAACAGTAGTATTACTGTGGCACCTAATGCTAACATTACCATGACTGTTATGGATAGTAATGTTGCTGTATTCAACAATGGTGGTCTATACTTAGACGGATACTTAGAGACAACTTCACGTGTTTATCCAGAGAGCCTAGAGTTTGCTAACATTGCTAACTTAATCATACCTGGTGGCAACAGTGGCCAATACTTACGAACAGATGGCACTGGTAATTTGGCATGGGCGACAGTTGCTAGTGACAGTATCTCTAATGGCGAAAGTAATGTAACCCTATACGCTGACCTAGTAACAATGAGTAGCAATGGTGTTGCTAATACAATGGTGATTGATGGTGACAGAGTATCCGTAGATGGCACCTTACAAGTAAATGTAAATGCTTATGTCTCTAACTTCATAGCAAACGGCAGTGAGGTATCCTTAGGTAATATTGCTAATCTACACATCTATGGTGGTAATGCTGGTCAGTATCTACAAACAGATGGTACTGGTACCTTAGTATGGGCAGCAGTCGCCACTGGTGACGCTAACTACGCTAACTTTGCTGGTGAAGCAAATATTGCCAATACTGCTAATGTGGCAAATACAGCACTCGCTGTAGCACTTGCTAATGTAAGTGGTGCTGGTAACATTGCGGCTATCAATCTAAACGGCAGTAATACTCAATACTTAGATGGTACTGGCGCATGGACTACAATTACGGTTGATCATACAAAAATAGATAATGGCACCTCTAATGTTGCTATTGATGTCGCCGACGGTAATGTTACTGTTGGCGTTAACGGCACCCCTAACATCGTACAAATACATGAAGGCGGCTTAGCACTAGATGGTTACTTAGAAACAACCTCTCGTGTTTATCCAGAGAGCCTAGAAGTTGTTGATGTAGCAAACATCATTATTCCTGGCGGAGCAAACGGGCAAGTTCTCTCTACTGATGGTAATGGCGTGTTATCATGGGTAGCAACGGCGGCACAAAATGCTATCGTAAATGGTACCTCTAATGTTACTATTCCTAGTGCTAACGGCAATGTTGCATTTAGTGTAGGTGGTACTACAAACACTGCTGTATTCTCTAATGCGGTAACTACCTTCAACACTGACTTAGTTGTCACTGGTAATTTAGATATTCAAGGCAATGTCACATACATAGAATCCAATACAGTAAACATCAATGACAAAAATATTACACTTGCTAATGCGGCTGCTAACTCCGTTCAAGCAGATGGCGGTGGCTTTACTATTGCTGGCGCTAACGCTACTTTCGTAT